AAAAAGAGAAAGAAACTTCAGAAGATTCTAAAGACTTTTACCTAGAAGATGGTAATGTTAATTATGACTCAGTTAATAGAGAGTACGGTGAACAGTTAGGAGAAATATTTAAGAACTCTGAGGTAGATCCTTGGGCTATCAGTAAGCATTTCCATGATAACAATGGTGAGATTACTGAAGCACATTATACTCAATTAGAAAAAGCTGGTTTAGCTAGACAAACTGTTGATGCATACCTAGACGGACGTAGAGCTGAATCAGGGTATGCTAATGCAGACTTAACCAATAGGCAAATAGATTCAGTACGTAACTCTGTTGGAGGCGAAGCTGAATATAATAAGATTGTTGGTTGGGCTAGTCAGAATTTATCTAAAGATGAGATACAATCCTTCGATGAACTTATAGGTACTGGTAATGTGGGTGCTATTCAGTTAGCAGTCTCAGGTTTAAAAGCTCAGTACGAAACAGCTAATGGATTTGAAGGTAAGATGTACGCTGGTAAAGCACCTAAAGCATCTAGTGATGCATTTAGAAGTCAACAAGAACTAGTCGCAGCTATGAGTGATCCTCGTTACGATGAAGATCCTGCTTATAGACAAGACGTAATTGAAAAACTAGAACGTTCTGATAACGTGAAATTCTAATGGAAAAGAAGAAAACTAAACTCTCTGTTAGAGAAGTTAACATGCGCAAGAATGCACTGATGATTAAAAGCGGTGTAGGTATGGGTGAAGATGCTTTTAAAAAAAAATATGGTAGAAGCTCCTCATTAGCAATTAAACAAACGACTTTATAAAGTACTAGCGGCGGACCCGAAAGATCGTACTCTGCCACACGTACTTTTATTCTTATCTATTAATGACAACTACAACTGAACCAGGCAACAGACAAAACAGATTCGCTACTGAACCACAAGTACAGGTAATCGAATCAGACTATTTTGATAACGCTGAGCGTGTAAACGGTCAACTAGCTATGCTAGGTTTTGTGGCTGCCCTTGGTTCATACATAATAACTGGACAAATAATCCCTGGCATTTTTTAAATGGCAACTACAGTAACATTAACAAAACCATCTAATAACTGGCAGAGTTTTTGTGACTGGGTTACTAGTACCGACAACCGACTTTACGTTGGTTGGTTCGGTGTCCTAATGATCCCTGCACTATTAACAGCAACAACAGCATTCATCCTTGCTTTCATTGCGGCTCCTCCAGTAGACATAGATGGTATTCGTGAACCCGTAGCTGGGTCTCTACTCTATGGAAACAACATCATCTCGGGAGCCGTTGTCCCGTCAAGCAACGCAATCGGTCTTCACTTCTACCCAATCTGGGAAGCTGCAACCATCGACGAGTGGTTATATAACGGAGGACCATATCAACTTGTTATATTCCACTTTCTCATCGGTATCGCAGCATACATGGGACGACAATGGGAACTTAGTTATCGACTAGGTATGAGACCTTGGATATGTGTAGCATATTCAGCACCCGTCTCAGCAGCCTTTGCTGTATTCTTAGTCTATCCCTTTGGACAAGGAAGTTTCTCCGATGGTATGCCTCTAGGTATATCAGGGACGTTCAACTTCATGTTCGTATTCCAAGCAGAACATAATATATTAATGCATCCCTTCCATATGGCTGGGGTAATTGGTATGTTTGGTGGTGCTTTGTTTGCTGCTATGCATGGTTCATTAGTGACTTCCTCCCTTATTCGTGAGACAACTGAGAATGAGTCTCAGAACTATGGATACAAATTCGGTCAAGAGGAAGAGACGTATAACATTGTTGCGGCTCATGGCTACTTTGGTAGACTTATCTTCCAATACGCTAGCTTTAATAATAGTCGTAGCCTTCATTTCTTCCTTGCTGTTTTCCCAGTCGCTTGCGTATGGCTTACCAGCATGGGAATCAGCACTATGGCTTTTAATCTCAACGGCTTTAACTTCAATCAGTCAGTCGTTGATGCAAACGGTAGGGTTGTCCCCACTTGGGCAGACGTCTTAAACCGTGCTAACCTAGGAATGGAAGTGATGCATGAAAGGAACGCTCATAATTTCCCGCTAGATTTAGCGGCAACTAAGGAGGCAGAATATGCCTAAAGTTAATGGAAAGAAGTATCCCTATACACCTGCTGGTAAAAAACTAGCAGCTAAGGCAGCTTCTAAAACGACAAAGAAAAAATAAACACCACGTCCGTTCAACCTTGAATCTCAAGGTCGCATGACATCACAGCATGGAACGGGGCTGTGGTACTGGAGATCGTAATGACCCTCAAGTATCGTGGTGTAGAGTACACAAAATCTACTAAGTAAAATTAAATGAAAACAATTGCACTAGCCCTAGCTACAATCTCATTTGCTTCTGCTCCTGCAATGGCAGGCGTCTATGTAAATGCCGAGTCAAACGCATCATATACAGGTAATGACTTTACCTCTAGAACAACTGATCTTCATCTAGGTTATGAAGGAAACGTTGGTCAACTTGGATACTATGTTCAAGGTGGTCCCGCCTTCGCAGCTGCAGATGGAGCTGATGGTACAACTGATTTCTCAGGTAAGCTCGGAGGTTCCGTAGCAGCATCAGAGAAGTTAGATGTATATGGAGAGATCTCATTCCTTACAGATGAGACTGCTGATACAGCCTATGGTACAAAGATAGGCGCCAAGTTTAAATTCTAATGGCTCATCAGAACAATGCTATGAGAGCAGGTGTAACATCCTATTCACCTGAACCTGAGAGAGTTGATACTAATCCTAGTGATCAGCAACCTCCAGGTGTAGATGAGGATGATGATATGCCTCAATCACTAGAAGAAGCTCTTCTCGGTGAGTAAAATTAATGAACTATGGATAGTGGTCTTCGGGCTGCTATCCTTCATTCTCTTTATAGAATGGTCTCATGTAATCTATCATGAGAAAGCAGCGCCTCATTGCGCTAGCGAGATTAGTTTAGCGGTAAAACTGTAGCCTTCCAAGCTATTGTCATCGGTTCGATTCCGATATCTCGCTTTGGCTTTAGCCCTGTACGCAGGATACCTTTAGCCGTCTAGACGGTGGGAGAGACCACAACAAAATGATCAAAAAATTTTCAGCTGAAGAACGTATATAATTTAATTTTTATCCAATTTAATGGCACATCAAAATAGCGCCCTGGCTGCTGCTTTAACAGGACCAGGTGCTGATAATGGAGCTATCGCTAATACTACACAGCGAAGAGCCCTTTATCTCAAGCTGTTTTCAGGTGAGTTATTCAAAGGATTCCAGCATAATACAATTGCTAGGGATCTAGTTATGAAGCGTACCCTCAAGAACGGTAAGTCTTTACAGTTCATTTACACGGGACGCACAACTGCTGAATATCATACACCAGGTAACAGTATACTAGGTAATGGTGACAGTGCACCTCCAGTAGCAGAGAAGACAATTACTGTTGATGATCTACTCATCTCCAGTGCATTCGTCTATGAGCTCGATGAGACACTTGCGCATTACGATCTGCGTGGCGAAATAAGTCGTAAAATCGGCTACGCTTTAGCAGAAAAATATGACAGAAAGATTTTCCAAGCTGTAACCAAAGCTGCAAGAAAAGCTTCACCTATCACTAAGACTAATTATGTCGAGCCAGGTGGAACTCAGGTACGTGTAGGTTCAACAGGAACCAATGCATCTGATGCTTATGATGCTGATCTACTAGTGAATGCATTCTATGATGCTGCAGCTGCACTAGACGAGAAAGGAGTTAGCACAGAAGGACGTGTAGGTATTCTTAACCCACGCCAATACTATGAGCTAATCCAGAAGACTGGTGATAGTGGACTAATCAATAGAGACGAGCAAGGTTCTGCACGTCAGAAAGGAAACGGAGTTGTTGAAATTGCAGGTATCAAAATCTTCAAATCAATGAACATTCCATTCTTCGGACGCTACGGTACTAAGTTCGGAACAGCTTCTGCTACTAACCCAGGTGTATCTGATCCAGGTAACAAGGGTGACTTCGTAGAAGTTGAAATGGTTGACGAAACTTCAGGTTCTGGAGCCGTTAAGACCGTTAATAACTACGGTGACGGTACTTCAGACTTTGAAAACTCATGTGGTCTTATCTTCCAGAGAGAGGCTGCAGGGGTTGTAGAAGCCATTGGACCTCAAGTACAAACAACCAGCGGGGACGTATCAGTCATCTACCAGGGTGATGTTATCCTCGGACGTCTCGCCATGGGCGCAGACTATCTTAACCCAGCTGCTGCTGTTGAACTGTACGCTGGTACAGCAACTGCACCTGCTGCATTCGGTTAAGATTAATTTTAACCAACATACAGGGGGTCTTCGGACCTCCTTTTTTTTATAGATTTTTATATGGCTACCTCGACAATTGACACCGATACCGAACTATCCGCAGTGAACTCAATTCTGGGTAGCATAGGTCAGGCTCCAGTTACTAATTTAGATTTAACTGGTAATCCAAACCCAGAGATTTCATTTATATATAATATTTTAACAGAAGTTAACAAGGATGTACAGAATGAAGGCTGGCATTTTAATACAGAATATCATATTAAACTTACTCCAGAAGATACAACTAAGTATATCACCTTACCTAATAACACCTTACGTTATGATATTCATGATGGGTTGGTTGATAAATCAAAAGATGTTGTAG